TGTCGACGATGAGGTCCTTGCCCTTAGCAAGGCCGTTGGCCAGGGTCGCCGCGTAGTCCTTGCCCTGCTTCAGGCCGGCACCGGCCAAGCCACCCAGTTGCTGGCCGGCAATGCCGATCCCCGCTTTGACCCCGCCGCCCAGCATACCGAACGCCTCCCGGGCGTTCTGGCCGAACTCCCGGCCCATGCTCTTGATATCCTCTATCAACTTTTGCACGCGGGCCTTTATCAGCCCACCGACGATAGCGTTCTGCACGTCGTTGAACGCCTTAACCCAGCCCTCGCCCCACTCCTTCGCGCGGTTGATATCCTTCCACACGGACTTGAACGTCTCGCGCATGTGTTTCAGGTTCTGGCCTATCCAGGTCAGCGGCTCCCCGCCCTCGAAGAGCACGGACCATGCCTCGCCGAGCCCCGTGCTTATACTGGATACCGCTTTCCCCAGCATTTTGATCGGCCACATCACGATATCGAGTGCGGTCTCGCTGGTTTCCCATATTGCGTCCATGGTATCGCGGTTCTCGCTTAGCGACTTCCTAACCTTTTCTAGCTCCCCCCAACCGCGCTTGACGGTATCGGCGAACTCCTCAACTGCCTCGGTAGCGTCCTCCCACATCTTAGGCAGCCGCGGCCCCACATCGTCCAGCCACTTACGTATCCCACGGAAGATCTTCGTTGCGCTGACGTCCACATCGGCGATGTCCTCGGTTACCACGGTGAAGAGGTTATCGAGTGCGCTTCCAATACCTCGTACTTCCCCTGCTATCTCAGTCAGCGATTGGAAGAAGTTGTCGAACCCCGCCTCTAGGTGCTTGTTCTTGGCGATCCAGTCGGCGGTCCGCAGGATCAGGTCCCGCATGGGGCCTTCGAGAAACCGCTGCAGGGGCCCCTGGAACTTCTCGGCCAACGACAGCGCCGCTTCGCCGATAGCTGTCTTGACCTTGCCCCAGGCAACCGACAGGGTATCCCGGATCTTGCTCGCCGCCTCGGCGGCGTAATCGGTATGCGCCTGGATCTGCTTGTTGTAGTGCGCGAGCAGGTCGGCACCCCGCAACGTGACCCCGTTGACTTCCTTTTGCGCATTGAGCAGCCCCATCATACCCGATACCGCGCGCCGGCCGAAGATCAGGCCCGCCTCTGCTGCAGTCAGGTGGGCCTTCTGCAGCTCCCCAAGCATGCCCACGAGGTCCTTGGTCGAGCCGTCGGCGTTGCGGATGTTTATCCCCAACATGCGCATGACCTTCAAGGTCTGCTCGCTGGGGTTAATCAACCGGAGCAGGGCGCCGCGCAGGGTAGTGCCGGCCATGGAGGCCTTGACGTTGCGGTCGGCCATCAGGCCGATGGCGGCCGATACCTGCGACATCTCGATGTTCATCGTCTTGGCCAACGGGGCGATGAACCGCATGGCGTCGGCCATCTCGCGGACGTTGGTGTTGGACTTGGATTGCACGTACGCGAACTGGCTGGCCACCTCGGACGCCTGCGACGCCTGCAGGCCGAAGGCCCGCACGGCGCTCGCCACGGTGTTGGCGGCATCGGCAAGCGACATGCTGCCAATCGTAGCCAGGTCGAGCACGCCCGGCAGGGCGCCGATGACCTCCTTGGTGTTGAAGCCCGCCTGCCCGAGGTAGACCATCCCTTGGGCCACCTCGGACGCGCCGCGGCCCATATCCACCGCTGTACGGCGCGCCACGCGCCCCAAGCGCGCCAGGTCAGCCGATGTCGGGGTGACGATAGCGTCCAGGCGCGCCATCTCGAACTGGAACTCGGCGCCATGCCGTGCCGCCAATACCAGCGGCGTAGACACCGCCGCGAAGCCGATGGCCAGCTTGGTCCCGATGGAGCGGATGTCACCGGCCAGCTGGTTCACCTGCCCGCGTATTGTACGCATGGCGCGGGTGAACGGGCCGTAGTCGGCGCCTATCCTGGCCGTCAGTTGTGGGGGCACAACACCTGCCCGCCTTCCCGTACGTCGAGGCGCTACCGCCTCCGTCGGGCTCCCCTAGCGGCCAGGTGGGGAGCACGTTTCCGTAACTCCGCGCGGCGCTTCTGCGCCGCCTGCGCCTTCTCCTGCTCGATCCGGATCCGGCGCTGCTTGTCCGCTTCCTTCAGGTCGAGCAGGAACAGGTACTCTTCCATCTCCGCCCGGTCGTCCAGCGACAGCGCGCGGTACACCGACGGCGGCAAGCCCCAGTCGCGCGCCGCGCGCATCTCCATCTCCGCCTGGGTGGCCTGCGTGCAGTCGGCCGAGTACGTGACCCGGCCGCCCGGGCCGGCGGTCCGCCGGACGCCTAAGCGGCGCCGAAAAAACTCCGGCGTTCCTCCTCGGTGAAGTTGCTTATCCGCGCCACGGCCTCTGCGACCTCGCGGATCTGGGCGCTGCCCCAGCCCGCTTGTCGCAGGGCCCGGATCTTCTCCTCGGTCGTCTTCGCCTCGATCGGTTCCTTCCCCTCACCCGGCGCATAGTACAGGGGCACGTCCAGCGCCTCGGCGGCCACGGACCATGCCTGGAGCTGGTTGTACTCCTCCAGCGCGGCCAGGTACTTCTCGTCGGAGTAGTCGGGGATGTCGCAGATCGTGGGCTTGACCAGGCCCATCGCCTGGCCCTCTTCGCTGTCGGGCTTGACGAACCGGGTGACGACCGGCGGGCGCGGGGCCCGCTCGGCCGTCAAGGTGCGGATCACGTCTTCCAGGCGCTCGGTGGTGATCGGCACCACGTCGATGCTTACGACCTCGTTGCCGTCGGCGTCGAGGTCCACGCGCTTGATGAACGCCCGCCCCCGGTTCGCATGGCTGGTCCCGGGGCGGATACCCGTTATGGTGTTCCAGGTTACCGGCTTGGACGATACGTTGCGCATGTGTGGTCGCTCCTTCCTGCGGCCAAGGGGGTGATGCGGCCCTTAGCTCTCGGTCCCGGACGTGAAGCTCGTGATCTCGGTGATGGTGCCGTAGATCAACCCGGTGGCGCTGATGATTACGCCCTCTTCGCTCTCGGCCAGGCTCTGCTGATCGGGAGGGAAGTACACGGCGCCGTACTTGAAGCCGTAAGCCACGCTGTCGAGCGTCCACAGGATCTCGACGTTGACGCAGACCTTCTTGCTGTCGGCGAACGCCGGGTCGGTGAACGAGTTGCCGTCGCCGTCGGTTAGCGTGAAGTCGCCCTTGGTCGATACCCACGTGTCGCCGTCCACTTCCCAGGTGGCCGCCAGGTCGGGGTTGCACATGGCCGCCCGGAACTTCTGCGCCGTGGCCAGGACGTTCTGCACCCGCAGGCCGAACGTCAACTCCAAGGGTTCGAGGATCGGCGCGTCCGGTCCGCTGATATAATGCACGCCCTTAGCGCCGCGGCCGCGGTGGAATATCGCCGTCTCCTCGGGGCGGGCTCGCCCGCTGGGGGCCGACAGGTTGCCCTCGTCGAACGTCAGCGCCACGTAATAGGGCGTGGCCGAACCGTCGTACAGCCGGATCTGGCCCTGGATACTGGTGTAGGTCGCCATAGTAGGTGCTCCTCTCGTCTAGTACTGGTATGCGAACCAGAAGATCTCTTCTATCTTGCCATACACCAAGCCGGTGCAGGACACGATCACGCCCTCTTCGCTCTCGGCCAGGCTCTGTTGGTCGGGAGGGAAGTACACCTCGTGGTACGCGCGCCCGTACTGGACCCCGTCCTTGGTCCACAGGATCTCCACGCACACGGTCTTCTTCTCCGAGTCGGCGAAGCCGGGCAACGTGAACGAATTGCCGTCCCCGTCCACCAGGGACGTATCGCCCTTGGTCGAGGTCCCGGCCGCGTCCCAGTTGGTGTCGTAGTTGGGATTGCCGCAGGTCAAGGCGGCGAGCAGCGCATTACGGTTGTAGACCGTATCCACGCGCACACCGAACGTCAGCTCGACCGGTTCGAGGATCGGGGCGTCTGGGCCCCCGATGTAATGCACGCCCTTGGCTGCCCGGCCACGGTGCAGGATGGCGGTCTCCTCCGGCCGCGCCCGGCCCTCGGGGGCCGACAGGTTGCCCTCGTCGAAGATCAGGGCGAAGTACTGCCCGTCCACGGGGTACGCCTGCTCGGCGTTGGGCGGGGTGCTCGGTACGTTCGCCGTGGACAGCCGCACGTAGTACTTGTCGCTGTCCAGGCTGGCCGTGCCCTGCTTGTCCCAGTCGGCCGGGGGCTTGAATGACACCACGCCGTCCTGCGCGAACGTGTTGCCGCCCGAGGCCGTGCCGTCAGTGACCCCGCTTATGGCCGACCAGGCCGAGCCGTCGTAATACTCGACCGTCAACGCACCGGCCCCCACCGCCGCGGTGTCGAGGTCGAACGTAATGCGGGCGAAGGGCGCGGTGTGCCCTACGTACAGGTAATCGCCCGAGTCGGCGCAGAAGTCCCCCGTCAAGCTGCCGCTTGCGCTGCGGGCTGCCGATGTGACGTCGGTATAGGACGGGCCCGAGGCGTCGTAGATCTCCACATTGCCCCCGGCCAGGGAGCGCAAGTCGTCGGTGCTGTCATAGATCCGCACCTGGCCGTCTATCATCGTGTAGGTGCTCATCGCTGTCTTGCCCTTCCTTATGCCGTCGAGCCGTGCGGCTCAATGTAGCGTAAGACCACGGTCACCACCCAGGCGCTCAGCCCCTGGCCGCTGCCGTCCATGCCCACGACCACGCCGCGCGCCCCCGTTGCAGGTGCCAGGGGGGCGTCGCTCACTTGCGCGACGTCCAGTACGCCGGCCGGTCCTGTGCCCCCCACGTAGTCGGTCAGCGTGATCTCGCCACCGAGCGGGAAGCGCCCCAGCACCTTGTCGCGCAGTATGAGATGAGCCGCCCGGTTGGTGGGTACGCCCGCAGCAGTTCGCCGGCGGGCGAAGCAGGTGAATTGTAGCTGCAGGCGCACGTCGGCCCCGGCATCGTCGCCGTTCACGCGCCCGAACCGGGCCGCATCACCCTTGCCCAGGTAGTAGAGTTCCACCCAGGACGCCAAGTCGCGACTGTCGAACGGCACCCCGGGCCACGCCACCGCCACGCCGTCTGTCGTCACCAGCGTGTCCTGGATGTACTTCTCCAGGCTGGCCACTACGTTCTGGAGCCGCTGGGCCGGCTTAATGCTCATGTGTCACACCTACTTCTTCCCCCGCCGGCCTCGGGCCGGGCCAGCCAGGGGACCGCCGCCCGTCGCCCGCCAGGCTGTCCACCGGGCCACGCCGTCGCGCTTCCACATCTCCGCCAGCTCGCCCAGTATGTGCTTGGGGACGGAGCGGGTTATCAGTTGCATGGAGATACGGACCATGCCATACGGCGCCTGCGCCGACCAGCCATACTCCAGCGGAAGGATGTAGGCCACGGCGTTGGTTATCTCGATCCACTTCCGGGCGCCGCGCAACTGCGTTACCAGCTTGCCTTGCGCGAAGCCCTCCCGCTCGGCGGCGCTGGCCGGTGTGCGTCGAGGCCCTTGCCCCAGGAGGCCGAGCAGGCCGGTCTGGGCGAAGTACCACCCTGCGCGGCTGCGGCCGGTATCCACCGGGTTCTTGGCGATTATCTGCTGGAGCAGGTCCAGGCCGATCTTGACCAGCGCACCGGCTGCCTTGGGGCCGTTCAGTTGCGCCAGGAACCGCTTGATGAACGCATTGAACTCCGTGGTGACGAGCTCGATGCTCATCGCCGGCTGGCCGGTCACGCCGCGTCGTGGGTTGTAAGCCATGTGCCCCGCGCTCCCTTACGTCTCGCCGCCCAGCACGCGGGCGTACACGATCACCAGCCGCGTGTGCGCCTGGTACCGCACCCATATCACCTCGAACGCCGTGCCGTCATAGACGATCACATCGCCGGCAACCGGGTCTGCCCCCAGGTCCGAACGGTCGAGGAGGAACTTGCGGTCGGTGGCCTCAAGCTCTACCCCGGCCAGCTTGGCGTCCTCCTCTCGCACGGCGCCCACGACCGCGGTGGTTGTCGTACTGGTGTACGGGTCCGTGATCGATCCGTCGGTGGGGTCGTACGTGGCGCTGCCGGACACGGAGCGCCGCCTGTACGTCACCGACACGCTGCCGGCGTTCGCTTCGTCGACCAGGGCAGCCAAGTCGGCCCGGATCTCGTCGCGCTCGTCGTCGGTCAGGTAGGTAGGGGCCGGCAAGTTAGGCGGCATGGCTACGCGTCACCGTCCTCGTAGTGGGTCTGGAAGTAGTTGGCGTCGTCGTCGCTGGCGTAGTCGCTGTCGTCGTAGCCCGTCACCTTCTCCACGAGCAGGGGCCACTCGACCATGTAGTCCTCGGTGTCGGTGCTGCCGGCCTTGGCGTCGTACTTGTCGGCGAGCTCCAGGTAGTACCGGGGCACGCTCTTCTTGTCCACCCGCATCTCGCTGCCGAGCAGGCTGTACGCAATCGCCGACTTGGCCGCCGAAGCCGCGATTGCGCGGCAACAGTCGGCCGCGGCTGCGAACACGTCGTCGCCGTTGAGCGACAGGGCCGCATCAACCTCGTCGTCGGTCATGATGAAGCTCGACTCGTTCGTGTCGCCGATGAGCATGCGCACCCGGCCGCGGTTCTGCGAATAGTCGATAGCCACGCGCTACCAGAGCTCCCTCCCCCGCCGCTAGGAGTAATGGACCACCGCCACGGCGTTGCTGACCTCGACGTAAATCGAGGCATCGCACGCCAGGCCCTGGGAGAACGCCAGTGAGTAGCGGCTGGCGGCACTGGCCGGGGTGGCCAGGCTCAGCACCGTGGTCCCCGAGGCGCCGCCGTCCTTGATTACGATGGTGCCGGCCGTGCCGGACGGCTCCACGTGCACGGCCCACACCGTGCCTTTCGTTCCCTTGACGCTGCCCGTGCTCGTCACGCGGGCCGTGGTTGCATACGCCACGTCTATGCCTCCCTCGTAAAGAACCGACCGGGACGGGGCCAACGGTGGGCCGCTGTCGGCGCCGCGAGGCTAACCGACCACCGTTGCCCCGCACCCGGCCGGAATTGAACGTACAGGTCGTCAGGGCCTAGACGTTGGCGCGGACCCAGCCCCGGTAATCCGGGATGACCATGCCGAAGATGTGCCGCGCCTTGTAGCGCTTCACGTCACGGTCGAAGGCCGCGTCGGACAGCTCCGACTCCTCGAAGAGCTCCGGTTCCTGGCGGCCGCCGAGGAAGCCGATCTCCAGGGTCTCGATGAGCGACGGGTCGGCCACGAGGTACCAACGGCCCGAGGTGATCCGGCTCGTCACGCACAGATCCAGCTCGCCCTGGTGGACGTTGATGGTTGCCACGTCGCTGGGCTTATGCTCCGACAGGATGATGCGCATGGCATCGTACTTCTGGTCCGGATGCACGATGAGGTACCGCGGGACCAGGTCGAGCGGGTTGCCGTCGAGGTCGGTCTGCGCGAGCATGAGCTCGATGGCCGCTTCGAGGTTGTCGTGGTTCAGGGGCTTCGACGCGCCGAGGTCGTTGCCGTGGTTCGTGCTGTCGAAGAGGTTGTTGCCGTCGTAGATGGCGGCATTACCGTCGATCAGCGTGGTGAACAGGTACTTCTCCACCGTCCGGGCCGCGGCCCCGCCGAAGCGCTGCATCACCTTGCCGAACACGCCCAGGTCGTCGTTCGACATGGACTCGTAGGTCACGGCGAAGATGTTGCCGTACTTCTTGACGGTGTAGGTCGCGCGGTCGTCGGTGAACTCGGTCTCCTGGTAGTCGCCGCCCTCCGGCACCTCATCCAGGGTGGTGAAGTCACCGGTCTGGATCACGTTGATGGTGCGGAAGTCCGAGACGTTCCGGATCGTGCTCGCTATCTTGCGCCAGTGCAGGGCCTGCGCCGCGGCGTCCCAGCCCTTGATCATGCGCTTATGCATGGCGTCGAGCATGATGCTGTCCCAGGCACCGGTACCGATTGCCTCGCGTAGGGACCGGAGAGGGAACCGCGCCCCCATCTCCATGGCCTTGATTACGCGGGCGAACTGCACCGGGTCCACCTCCACCGGACGCCGCTTGCGCGGGCGGTCGTTCGCCAGGGCGGCCTGGAACGAGTCGAAGGTTTCGAGAGTGGGCTTCCCGATAAGCATGTCGTCGTGCTCCTTTCCTCTTGTTGCCTCAGCCGCCCAGGTACTAGGCGTGAGTGGTCTGCAGGTTCAGGGTCGAGTACAGCCAGAACTTGATCGTGCTGGCTCCGCTGGGCGGGTCGGTCTCCATGACGTACCCAACGCACTTGTCGCTGGTGCTGCCAGAGTCCACGGTCGAAGAGCTCGCCGTGTAGACGGGCGCGTGCGGGGCGAAGTTCACGGTGCCGGCCACCGTCGCCTCGAACAGGCCGTCGATATAGAGCACGCCGGTCTCGCCGTCGGCCACGTCGGCCGCTACGATCCCGAGGCACCCCACGGTGTTGTTGTCCGCTACCTTGGCGATGGTGCCCGAGTTGTCGTACACCATGTCGCCCTCTTCGAGCGCGCCGCCCGAGTTGTTGTAGAACGGCACCTGGCGGCCAGGCACCAGTACGCGGAAGTCGCGGTCCAGAGCCATCGTCGTTCCCTCCTTCTATCTATGTTGGTATGGACTGTCCTAGCCGGCGGCTAGTTCGCCGGCTTGTCGTCGTCGGGCACCACACCCACGAAGCCCTCGATCATGCGCCGCACGGTCTCCGCAGCCTTCTGCGCCAGGGCCTCGTCGCCGTCCTCGGCGTCGGTCGGGCGCTTGGGCGGGAGGCCGGCGGGCTGGGCCGGGGCGTCTTCCTTCTTGTCTTCGACCTTCTTGGCCTTGTCTTCGGCTTCCGTCGCGGGGGCGAAGTCCTTGGCGAACGCCTCGGCCCGGGCCGTCCACTCGGCTTCGAGCGCGGCGAGCTTGTCGCGATCCACCTCGTCGAGTGCGGCGGCCGCTTCGCGCACGGCCGCTTCGACGCTCGGCTTGATCTCGTCGCGGCGTTCGCGCAGGTACTCCTCGATGAGGCGCTCGCGGCGCAGCTTGGCCAGTTCTTCCTCGGCGGCGCCGGCGCGCTTTTCGCTCTCCGCCCGCGCCTGCTCCAGCTCCTTGACCTTGGCTTCGAGTTCCTTGATCTTCTCCATGTCCTCCTCCTCTTTCTGTCCGTCGGTCACGGGGTCGGCATCTATGGTCTCGCCGCCGGGGCGGGGCGCTTGGGCTTGATCGGGCGGGGGCTGTACAGGCGCCTGTTCCAGCACGGAGATGACCCCGCCGCCGGCCGCGGGGTCGTCGACGAGGTCCACGGACTGTACCTTCTCGATGGACTCGATGGTCTCGCTGCCGTCGTCGTTGCGCTTGCTGTACGCCCACACGTACATCGACAGCCCGACCAGGTGGGGCTTCTCGGCGATGACCTTCTGGAGCCACGTGTCGGCCTCCAGAACTTCGAGCACGCCGAGCAGGCCGCGCTTGATGTCGCCGTCGGGAGTGCGGGCGTCGCCCATGCCGATGACCTTGATCTCACCGGCCAGGTCGCGGAAGCTGCGCTGCCCGCTGTCCTTGTGGTCGTAGAAGACCTTGGCGCCGTTGAACTTCGGGGCCGCGGCCTCCAGGACCTTCTCGCTGTAGATGTTGTTGTTGAGCGACCGCCCGGCCACGGCGATCACGACCTTGGCGCGCCGGCCGGTCATTGCCGGCTCGTACGGCGTCGGCATGCTGAACTGCTCGCACGTGGCGGCGTCAAGCGCTTCGCACCGGGCCTCGATACGGACGGGCACCAGCGCCCGCTCGGCCAGGAGGCCATGTATTGCCCGGTAGTTGGCAGTGACGCTCTCGCCGCCCTGCCGGCGCCGGTACTGGTCGAGGAGCCGCTGGATCTCGGCCTTGGCCTTGGCCAGTACGCTGGCCGGCACTCCCTTCACCTGGTTGATCCGGGCCAGGGCGTTGCGGAGCGCATTGACGTTGACCGTGCCATCCGGCTCGCGGATGGGGAGCTTGAGGTCGCCCTTGATGACGTCGCGGTCGGCAGCCTTGGCCTGCTGGCGTGCCCACTGCGCGATGGCCCGGGGGACCGCCCGCAGGGCCTGGTCGATGGTGTACCGGCTCAGGCTGCCGTCCCAGGGCTTGGTCGTGAAGGACGTGGCCTCGCCAGACGCCGCGTTCTCTCCGCGCATTGCCGCGCCACACTTGGGGCACGTCTGCTCGGTGCAGGGGCTTCCCTTGATGTGCTCGGCCGTAGCGCCGCACTCGGGGCAGACGCAGCGCTCGGCGCCGCCGTCCCCCTGTGGATCGCCACCTTGGCCCTTGCCCTGACCGCGTTCCTCGGCCTTGGGCGCGGGCGGTACTGGCGCATGGTCCATGTAGATGTGAATGTTGCTCGCCATTACGGGGCACCCCTCTCTTCCGTCGGTGTGAAGTGCCGGTGGGTATCCATAAGGTGGACCCACGGCGGGCTGCTGGCCGGCAAACGCACGGGGGAGTACCGGGGGTGGGCGTTTTGTCCCGTGCGCGCGGGGCGGTATCGCCCGCGCGGGGGTCCGATGTAAGGCAAGCACGATGGCATGTGGAAAAGTCGAGGTGGTGCTAAGTGCGAAGCACTTAAGCAGTTAAAACGTCCGTTCAAAAGGACGCTTTAGACGCGAAACACTTAAGCAGTTAAAGAACCAGGGGCGCCGGCATGTGCGTGCCAAGCGCCCCCGGTTCGAGCCCCGGGGAGTCAGGCCCAGGGCGTTATTTCGTCGCCCGCGTCAGGGTCAGCGGCAGGCGGAACAGCCTATGCAACCGGGCGCAGAGCAGGATAAGCATGGCCAGGGAGCCGCGCGCGCACTCGGCACCATCAGTCCCGTCGCGCCAGGGGGTATCGGCCGGCTGCGCCAACACGTGGTCGAGGAGGGCCTTTGCCCCACGGGACGACTCGTCCTGCTCACCCGCGGTCTCGTCCAGCAAGACCTCGCACGTCCCGGGCTCCAGCATATCGTTTCCCTCCCAGGCTACCTCCACGGCGCCTAGGCGCAGCTGTACTATCATTCGACCACCCCGTCTTCCAGCGCGTAGCGCGGCATGGGGGCCGGATCGGGCGTTACCGCCTGGTCCCCCGTCATCTTGGCCGCCAGGCCATGCTGATGGGCAAAGCGCAAGCATACCGCCCGCACCGCCGCCCAACTGCGCGCCCGGATGGGCGGCGCACCCCCGTGAGCCAACCACCAGCCGTTGGTATCGGTAATCAGCTCGCGCACCTCCCGCGCCAGCTCCGTATCCATGTAGGTAGGAGACACGGGCGTCTCTATCGTAATCTCCCCGTCGGTCCAGGGGTTGGCGGAGTCAACGCCGCGCCACCGTACCGTGACCCCGCCTACTGTAATAGCCGCTGCCATGTCTTTCCCTCCGGAAATAAAAGGGCCGCCGCGTCTATAGGGCGCCGGCCACCGCGTTCAGCAGCAATTCGAAGTGCTCCGGATCATACGTGGCCCAGTCGACCGCGTTCCTCGCCGCGGGCGATATGTACATGTACGCATCGCCCGCCACTCCCTTTTGCAGGGGGCGCGCCATGTTCAAGCCGGGCAGATGCTCCGTTGCCATGCTGAACACCTCGCGCGGGACCTCATCGTCCCCATATACCTTACCCACGTATGCCTTCCAGAACCGGTCCGGCTTCGCCCGCTCATCGTAGTCGAAGGAGCCGAAGGGGCTGATATCGCGCAGCCGCCGGGTCGCCTCGCCCCGCGTCCGGCGGTCGAAGAACCGCCTGGCTGCTCGGTTGACCCTCGGATCACTGTACTCCCAGGTATGCCCCAGCTCGTGGAAGGCAACCCTTAACTCCTCGACCTCCCCCGCCGTGGTAGAGCCCCCCAGCTCTATTATCTGCGACACGTCCAGCAACACGCTGTGGCACCTCTCCCGGTACCCGAACGCGGCACCGTCCGGCACTGCCACGACCAGGCCCTGCCGGTTGTACCACTCCGGCGTGCTCGTGTACTGGTCCATGGAGAACGCCCGTGCGGGACGCAGGCGGGCAGTAATCGACGGCTTATAGCCGCCGACCACTATTGTAACGGAGGCGTCGCCGTGTCCCTTGATGATTGCACCGCCGCCGTGCTTCACGAACTTGGTCCCTCGTAATGTACGCATGCCTTCGTTGAAGGCTTCAAGCGCTTCATCGAACGTCATCCCCAGGAGGGGATCCTGCGCGTTCGCTGCTACTACGTAGTCGCGGATCAGGGCGTGTAATGCGCTCTTGGTCGCGGGCTCCTTGTAGGTGGCCCTTAGCGTCCGGCGGACCGCCGCGCCCGGTACCTTGTTCGCGCCCGACAGCGCCTGCGCTTCCTTGACCAGCGCCCGCAGGCGGCGGTGCACCGCCACTTGGAAGTCGAGGACCTTCTTCGTAACTGCGGCGGCGTCTACCTCCGTCACGTTCAGTATACTGGCCAACTGCTCACGTAAGGACAGACGCCGTCCCGCGCGCACGTCACGCCAATACGTAGCCAGTTGCTTACGACTCATCCCCGCCTTCAAGGCCTCGGCATTGATCAGGGCGCGGATCTCGCTGGCCTTGAAGGCCCGTTTGCCGGGCTGGACCACCCGGCGCTTGGGCTTGGCGCGGCGGCCCAGGCCGCGGACCTTGGCCAGTTGGTCGGGGGATAAGGGCTTCAAGCGGCGGGGGATGGTGGATACCATGTCGCGCAGCTTGAACCGTCCGGCCTTCCAATCGAGCCAGCGCTTGCGCCCCAGGATGGCCAACTGCACGTCCTTGGGCTGGCGCTTGAACCAGACGCCATAACCCGGCACCCGGGCCAGCTTGCCGTCCAAGTCCTTGAGGCCGGGAAAGCCTTTCAGGTCCTGCTTGTCGAAGCCCAACTGCTTCCAGCTCTTGGTCGCGGCGCAGAGAAAACATCTGCAGAGCGGGTGTAATGGCGGTTCTGGAGCCTCAGACAGCAACGGCGGGCGGTCGTAGTGCCACATCATCTGGTCCAGCTCGGCGCAGGCGGCACACGTCCGGCGGTCGAGCGTGGCATACCACGTCAGCCCGGCCAGGATGTTCTTGTGGCGGCGGTACACGTGCAGCTGCGCGGCCGTGGCCGCGCGGTGTATCTCGGTCCTGGCGATCCGCTGGGCATTGTACATGGTCTTGCCCTTGACGTACTGCCGGATCCGGCGCGCTGCGGGATCGATGCCCTCGCCCAGAGTAATGGACGTGGCCAGGGCCGAACGCACATCCTCCGCCGCGCCGGCGACCATGGTCTTCAGCCGGTCGTTGAGCGTCTTGCCCCCCAGCGGGGTCTGGATCATCTGCTCGATCTGCGCCAACGGCAAGCGCTCGAACGAGATGAGCACCTCCATCGGCTTGGGCAGGGCGTCGAGGAGGATACCGGTCTGGGCCACGTTCTCGGCCTGGATTATCTCGCGTAACGTGGCCTTGAGCTCGCCGCCGGCGGCTTGCGCGCTCAGCTCGACCATGCCGGCCAACTGCTTCTCCAAGCGGACCAACCGCTGGCCGGTGAACGTGCGTGGGTCGAAGCCCACCCGGGCCATCGTTGTACGGACCTCGCGCAGGGCCTTGTCGAACACGCGGCCCATCTGCGCCAAGGCGTGCTCTTCCACCGCCAGGAGGTAGTGGCGGTGTTGAAGGACCAGGTCGGCCAGGGCTTGATTGACCGAGGCCATGGGCGCGGGCTACTCCTCTTCCTCCGGCGGGGCGGCCGGCTCCTCTTCGGCGGGGCCGAAGTCATGCGGCTGCGCCTCGTCGCGCTCGTCGGCCAAGCGCTCGTCCTCGTCCGGGTCCAGCCCCACCCGGGCACGGTATGTACCCCGCGACACCACGCCGTCGCGGAACATGATACTGAACGCCTGCACGACCTTGAGGAGCTCGTCACGTACGATCTCGGGGAACTCGATCTGCGGCCGCACGCCAACGATCTCCTCGATCATGTCGGCGAAGCAGGCGGCGAAGCGCCCGCGGTAATCATTGAACATGGCCAGGATCGGCGACGACTGGGCCAGCGTGCTTGCGAGGTTGGCGTTGCTGGCGTCGGCGGTGACCATGAACTCCGGCAAGTTGACGCCCGTGGCTATCTGCAACAGGATGGTACGGCCGTCCTCCGCCGCGCTGGCGCCGTCAGGGGGCCCGCCCGGGTATATCCACTCCTCGTCCCGGCCGACGATGGCCACTGTCCCGGGACGGGGGAGCTTGTGTGCCTCCATGGCCGCCTTGCGCCCGGCCTTGCGTTTGGGGCCGCTGCCGCCGATCTTGCGGATCAGGGGGATCCGGGTCCGGATGGCCGTCATCGTCAAGCGGTCGAGCTGGAACATGCGGTAATACGCGATCTGTCGCAGCACGGGCTCCAGGATGGGCCGGCCGCGGTCGGTCAATGACAGGTCGTCCACCTTGAAGTGCGTGACGTCGTTGGCGTAGAACACGTCGGGCCATGGTTGCCCGGAGGTCCGGGGGGCATTGCGCAAGCTGGCGTCCACGTCGGTCCGGGTATCCGAAGCCAGCTTGTACGCCCACGGGCGCTCGCGGTTGGTGGGCGCGGCCACGACCTCCTCGACCTCCAGGGGGCTCAAGCTGTTGATTGTGATGGCCTCGGGCGGCAGCGCGGCCAGGTATGCACGCAACGCGTCCGCGTCCGGACGTCCGGCCGCCTCGTCCCAGTACCGATCCTCGACCAGCGGCTTCCGGACCACGAACCACTCGCCCAGCAGGTAGGTCAGCGTAATGATGTCGCGGTACCGCCGCTCCCAGTCGTTGGCCTGCGCGATGATATCCCACCGGGCCTGCGCCGCGCCGTCCGGGTCGACATCGGCCGGGAACAGCACCCGCATGCCCTTCCCGCACGTCAGGTACGTGTAGGTCTTGATGATGCAGCGGGCGAGCGGATCGCGGTAGTAGAGGTGGTTGCATTGCTTGAGCACGCGCTGGCGGTTGGTCTGGGACAACGGTAACACGCGCAGCCCACGCCCCATCGCGTTCCACGTGCGGGTGTCCCGGGCCAGGTCGCTCAGCGTCTCACGCTCAGTCGCACGGACCAGGCGCAGGGTGTTGGCCTCCTCGTGGAGGTCCTCGCGCAGCTCCTCCAGCAGCGGGTCCGCCGTGAACAGCCAGTCCAGGAGGACATCGGGGTCTGCGTGCGCGCAGCCGGACGCCGGGCGCCAGCTCGGTCCTTCGCCTGCCGGGTCGTCCTCGTCGGGCGTGGGGTGGTCTGTCGTTGTGGGGCGCGTGGTCATGGTTCAGTACTCCTCCCATTGGGCCGACCAGCCGGTGGCGTCCCAGTTGTCTTCCAGGTCGTCGAAGCGGCCGTCGTCGCCGCCGACGTAGTCTATCTGCGCCTCGGGCTCCCCTGCCCGGCGGCTGAAGCTGTCCGGCGGCTCGGTGGCCATACACGCATAACGTAGCGCGTCGCATGTGTGGTCGTTGAGCTTGCGCGGGCGCGGGACCTTGGCCGTGGGGTCCATGATGTAGTGCAGCATATCACCGATCAGCCCGGTACAGCACGCACCCACGTGCAGATAACCATGCGCCAGCAAGCGACCGACACGCTCGATCCCAGCGTTGACGGCATTAACGGCGGGCTCGATGTGGATACCCTCGGCGTCGAACTCAGCGGCCCAATGCGGATCGGCCGGGTCGCCGACAAACCGTACCATATCCACGCCGCCGTACAGGTCCGAGATTGCCTTGATGTGCACGGCGTGTTCGCTGGTCCGGCGGCGCGGCGCCGAGTACTCGGCCAGGACCTGTACCTGCTGGCTCGGCCCAACGGCGATCCAGACCGCCGCCAGTGGCGCCGTGAACCCAAAGTCCACGCCGCAGACAACGTCCCAACCCTTGGGGCAGGGGAGCTGGTCGGTGCCGGCTGGTGCCCGCAGCAGGTGGCCGGGCTCGTCGGGGTCGTCGGCGAACCGGTCCTTGAACTCGGGCCACACGCGCCCCGAAATGTCCTTGAACTGCGCCTCGTACTCTTGCTCGAACTCCCAGGGGCGCAGTTGCTGCCTGGCCGCTTCGATCTCCTCGGGGGCGATGTGTACCGCCTCGCGCGACGGGCTGTGCCACCAAGCCCAGCGCGGGTCCTGGCCGCTGCGGGCGCGGTGCCAGAGGGCTTCGAGGTGGGGGCCCTTGAGGGCGTTAGGGGTCCCGATGAACAGGGCGTGCCCCCGCGTGGCCACGAGCATGGGCTGGATGGCCTGGGTCCACGCCTCCATTCGCATGGTCCCGTACTCGTCGAGCACCACGCTGGTCAAGCTCGGTCCGCGCAGGCTGTCGCTGTCGGCGGCGCCGATCAGGAATATCTTGCTGCCGTTCTGGAGGTACAGGCACAACGAACTCTCGTTGGGGCGCCGGGACATCATGCCGCGTGGCAGGATGGCCTTGGCCTTGTCCCAGGCAATGCGCTTGGCCTGCTTGTACGTCGGGGCCACATACCAATGGATCGTGCCCGGGTGAAGCACGGCGCGGCGGAATATCCACAGCAAGGCGGTGACGGTCTTGCCGCGTTGCCGCCCCCACACGCAGATCTTGCGCGGGTGCTGGTCCTCGATCACGGTCTGCTGCAAGGTGTCGGGCTGGATGCCGAAGCGTATGTGCAGGCGCGGCGCCCGCTGGGCCAGGCCCTGCTGCGAGCGCTGGAATGTCCGCTTGCGCACGTGGCGGCGCCACCGGTCCACTGCCCGGGCCAGGTGGCGGGCTTCGCGCTGCAGGTCAGCGGGCGAGGTCATGCGCCCTCCCCTGGATCGCTGTCCTTTGCCGGCGGTGGCACAGCGCCGCCCACGTCGTCGGGCAGCACCTCGTGCTCGACGGTGATATCCGTCACGGCGGGCAATGCGGGCGGCGGGCGGCGCTTCGCCGCGCGGACCCGGCGCACCATGGCCTCGTCATAGGCCGGCCCGTCGGGGCTGCCGTATTCCAGGATCACGTCGCGGACTTGCCGCAGGCTGTTACTGTCCTCGACGTTGGTCATGGCCTCGATGACGCGGCGCACGGCGTCGGCGTAATGCACCACCCAGCGGCGGTAGTCCTTAGCCGTGATTGCGCCGAGGGTGTAATCCTCTTCAAGCCGCAGGCGCTGGAGCTGGAGGTCGCGCAACTGGGCCTTGAGCACGTCCATCGGCTGCTCGGGCAGGGCGTCGTATACGTGGAGCTCGCGTTCGTCGAGGTAGTCGCGCAGGTCGGCGCCGTCGTGGTGCTCGTCGAGGGGCACCATGACCGGTACCAGGCGCAGGGCGCGGAACAGGGCCTCCAGGGCGGGGAGCTTGGGTACCGCGCGGCCGGCCAGCCAGGACTGCAGGGCCCGGGGGCGCACCCCGGCCGCCCGTGCCAGGCTGGATACACTGATACCGCGGGAGTCGACCGCCCGGCGGATCTGGAGCAGGAGAAGGGATTGAAGCGATGGGGCGTTGTCCCCCGGGGTGCCTGTATCGTCCGGTGCCGCCATCGCTGTCGCCGTGCCCTTCTCTACTCATGACGCACGCGCACCCGCCCTTCAAGAGGGCGGGCCGCGGTGCAATGCAAGCGGTGATGCGGCCGGTTTTACTTACCCTCGCTGTCGGCGAACGCGCGGCACACCCGCAGCAGGCCGGCGGTAGTATCACCTGCCGGTCCGGCTGCCTGAAGCACGGCCTGGACCTCGGCTACCTCATCGGCCGTGAAGCCCCGGACCACGAGCCACCCGGCCTCAGCCAGGGCGGCCATGATGCCCGCCACGCGGTCGGGGGGCAGGGTGGTCAGCTCGCGCACCAGCTCTTCGGCGGCCACGTCGTCCACCTCGGCGGGCGCTGCCTGTTCGCCACCGGTCGAGGGGACCACCGCTTGGGGCTGGGTCGCCGTATCGCCCGCGGGGCTGCCCTCGCCTTCTTCGCCGCCGCTTGCGTCCGGCGGCGGCACCTTGTACTGGTCCCAGTCGAAGTCCAGGGACTTGTACAAGTCGCCCAGCTGGTCGGTCGTGAACGGCAGGCTCTCGGCCAGCACGTCGACCGACAGGCCGTCTTCATCCACCAGGCTGCGGATCAGCTTGGCCTCGGCTACCAGGTCCGGGTTGCCACGCAGGTGGATGAACACCTCGACGAGCTGCTTGGCTTCGGTGTCGGTCACCTTGCCCAGGTCCCAGGCGGGGATCTGCTTCATGCCGAGCTCCTTGGCCGCGCGCCAGCGGTGCTCGCCGTCGATGATCTCGTACTCGCCGTCGGCGGCCAGACGTACGATGATCGGCTGGGCAAAGCCGTACGCGTGGATGCTGGCCTTCTGCCGGTCGTACATGAAGGCGTCCTGTACGTTGGGGTTCCATGGGTTGGGTCGGATCTTATCGACGTCGAGCTTGGTTGCTTTGCCGCGCAGCTTTGGCTTGCTGGCCATGCAGGGTCTCTCCTTACTCCATGATCTTGCGGAGCCTGGCCGCCGTTAATGGAGGGGATGCGCCCCCGACCTCTTCGACGACGATCTCCAGCGTGCCCTCGTCATGCGTAGCGTAATAGTCAAGCACCGCGCGGCGAACTGCCATCAGGGCCGACAGGAAGTCGCTCCGGCGCGCGCGCAGGCAGATCACCCGGCGGGTCGATCCACGGTTGTCCTCCAACATGGGGTGTCCCTTCCCTGCTACCAGCAGCAGCGACCACAGCCACGCCCGCTGCCAGGTCTGTACCAGGAACAGTAATGCTTCCACCAGCACCCACGCCGCCACGGCCCACCAGAACGAACCATAGCGCCCCAGCGCCAGCCCCCCAACAAAGACTAGCCGGACCAGGGCAGAGATCCAGGGGAACATACCACGCCACCCGGGCCTTCAGGGCGCGTCGGGGCGGCGGAACACCAGCACGTGCTCGTGCTCGACGAGGGGATAGGCCGGGTTGCGTTTGCGTTGGACGTGCTGGTAGAAGCCCGGGCGGATCGGGCGCAGGTGATAGCCGACGTAGTGCAGCCCGCCAGCCTCGGCCAGCGTCACGGTGTCGAGGTCGAGCCGCACCACCCGCGCCTGGCGGACGAAGTTCTTGATGTGGACGAGCACCAGGCCGTTGGCCGGGGGGACACGGGCGAAGGCGCCCAGGATCGCGGCCCACTCGTAGAGGAACGATGACCGGGCGGTGGGCCCGCAGGCGCGGTCTTCGCCCGACAGCACGCCGGCCACGGAGCCGTACGGCCGGTCGTGGTTGCCGATCTGGTCGGGGTGGTCGCCGTAATCCTCCATCGCGCCCGTCAGGTGCAGGTCGCGGATTATGCGGCGCTGCATCTCGCTGTGCCGGCCCGGGTGGTGGCCGGTGGGGCCGAATGGCGGGCTGGTCAGGATCAGGTGGTAAGGGGCGTCCCGGGGTAGGAGGCGGCGGAGGTGCTTGGCATTACCTACGCGGAACCATACGGCCCCCGGGCGGAGCGCGGCCGGCAACCGGCGCTTGGCCTGGTCCAGGGCCGCGCGGGCCAGCATTGCCCACCGGCGTTCGAGCTCCACGCCCGCGGCGCAGCGGTTCAGCCGCAGGGCCTCGATCAGCGTGGTCCCAATGCCGGCCATCGGATCGAGCACCCGCTGGCCCGGGCGCGAGTAGCGCTCGATAAGCCAGCGGGCCAGCTCCACCACCATCTTGCCCGGGTGGACCATGCACTGGACCGGGTACCACTCGCGCCGGGCCACTGCGTGCCGGGCGCAAGTGCCCAGGTCGATCATACCCAGGAAGGGCGCGCGCCCGGGGAGGCCGTCGGTGGACCAAGGGACGGGAGGGGGAGTGGGTGATGTCACGTAGTGGCCTCCGGGGCGGGGGCCAAGCACGCCGGGGAGAACCAGACACATTCCCGCTGCCTGTTTGTGTTCTTCGAGGACGCATAGCCACTCTTGCCTACCCACCGTACCTGCTGCCAGCCCGGGAGGTCGTAGTCCCCGACGTGCCCACACAGGGCAATCCGCAAGTTGGGGCATGCGCCTGCCTTCCTGCACCATTGCTCCACGGCGGCTGCTACGTGCGCACCAGCACCTACAGCGTAAGCCGTAACCGTCAGATCGGATCCTCGGTAGGGGGGGTCAAGGAATACCCCAATCATGGCACCAGTTCCTGTCCGCAAGGTGCCTGGGCCTAGTACGCGAGTCCAATCACCACAAAGAACACGGACACACGCAAGCCGCGCCTGCAGCTCATGTAGCCACGTGACGAGCTCCTGCTGGCGATCCGGGCGGTAGAAAACCGAGTACGGCGCTGCACGAGGCTGCCCATGGTAGTTCCCCTTCATCGCCTTGAAGTACCCACTCCCGATCCAGCACGCCATAGCCCACACCCACCGGCCGGCGATTTCGGCATCATAGTACCCAATGTCTGCCTCTAACCTGGCCAGTAGGGAGGATAACCGCCACCGTAACCAGCCCTCCGTAGCGCGCAGTTCCGCCTCGTTGACTGGGCGGACCGCATGCTTGGCCACAACGTCCGGATCAGCGCTTACGGCACGCCAGCAGTTGCAGATCAGTCCGTCCTTATCGTTCACGGTCTCGCCGCCGGCGCCACAATGCTCGTGCTCCCGGGGTCTGCCTAAGAGGACGGCTCCACTGCCGAAGAACGGCTCGACGTAATACTTCACATCGCCCAGCCGCTCCCAGACGATATGGGCTACGCGTCGCTTCCCGCCGAACCACGGGAACGGTGCACGTAATGGCTGACTGTCGGTCATGCCTCACACTCCTCCACCAACCACAAGACGCCTTGGCGGGCCGGCTGGGAGGTAACCGCGCGGCGCAAGTGCAGGGCACGTAACGCTGCCTGCGCCACCTCGACTGGCACGGCGCAGTATGCCGCATACTGGGCCAGGGTGAACGGGCCGGTCCTATCCACCAGCTGACGCGCCAGGCGCAAGAACGTATCCAGGTCGTCGGGCGCCAGTTCGTCGTCGTCGGCCGGCCGCTTCCCCCGCAGCCCCGGG